CTTAAACAGATTATAAAACGATTAGAGAACCTTGAAGAAGATTCTCATCCGTCAATTGGTCTTTGTGAGTTTGATGGATATAAAGATTTAGTTAAACGAATAGAACAAATAGAAAATGTACTCAAAAAAAGTAGTTGATAGATTCGAGGCAGTGTTAAACGCACCTGAACAGTATTCAGTAGGAAGTTTCGACCCGAAGGATCCTAATGTTGCAACAGGTATGGCTGGGGCACCTGCATGTGGAGATGTCATGAGACTACAACTTAAACTTAATGAAGATAAAGTGATTACAGATGTCAAATTTAAAACCTATGGATGTGGCTCAGCAATTGCATCTAGTTCAATGTTCGTTGACTTACTTAAAGGGAAAACGATTGACGAAGCAAAACTCATTAAAGATAAAGAGATTGCAGATGCGCTTGAATTACCTCCTATCAAACTACACTGTTCCGTACTCGCAGAAGATTCAATCAGAAAAGCAATTCTAGATTGGGAAAATAAATCAGGAGAGAACAATGGCAGAACAGAATAATTACCGATATGCAGTAAATGTAGTAAAGGTTGTCGATGGAGATACAGTAGATGTAGATGTCGATTTAGGATTTGGTATGGTGTACAAGAAACAGAGAGTTAGAATGTTAGGTATTGATACTCCTGAAAGCCGTACAAGAGACTTAGTAGAGAAGAAATTTGGTAAAGCATCAAAGAAACATCTTAAAACTATTATAGAAAACGCTGAGTCAATTGAACTAGTATCACACGACAAAGGAAAGTTTGGAAGAATCTTGGGTGACCTATTCATAGGGAATAGTGAATACTCAATCAACCAACAAATGATTGATGAAAATCATGCAGTCGCATATACAGGTGGCAACAAAGAAGAGACTCAAGAAGGACATATGGCGAATAGATTAGTAGTTATAGAAAGGGGTGAGGTTGTGTTAGAAACACAATCAGAGTTAGACCTGTGATAATCCAAGTCATGGATGTATTCTACATAATCATGATTGCTACAATCTTTGGTTTCATAATTCATTTAGAAACTCAATCTAAAATGATATTAGAAATCTTAAAGACACAACAGAATTACAAGAGTTGTCAAGAAGAACAACAAGAGATTGAATCTTTACAAAAGTCCCTAGACAAATAGAACATCTTTTAGTATACTAGACTAGTATATTAATAATATATTATGGAGAAGTGAAATGAATTTTATTAAAGATTTAGTCAAAGCATCTGGCAATGAATACGCAGGCATAGTGTCTGAAGGTATCAACGCTGGCGATGTAGACTCATTTGTAGATAGTGGGTCTTACATTTTTAACGCTTTGCTTAGTGGGTCATTATATGGCGGCCTTCCTAAAAACAAAATCACCGCAATCGCAGGTGAATCAGCAACAGGGAAAACTTTCTTTGCATTGGGAATGGTAAAACAATTCCTCGAAGATAATCCTCAGTCTGCTGTTATCTATTTTGAATCAGAATCAGCAATCAGTCGTTCAATGATTGAAGATAGAGGAATTGATTCAGACAGAATTGTTATCGTGCCTGTGGTAACAGTACAAGAATTTAGAAACCAGGCAATCAATATTCTCGACAAGTACTTAGAAACACCAGAGGCCGAAAGACCTCCTATGATGTTCTGTTTAGACTCACTTGGTATGTTATCAACTACCAAAGAGATACAAGATACTGCTGACGGAAAAGAAACTAAAGACATGACTCGTGCCCAAATTACAAAGGGTGCATTTAGAGTATTAACTCTTAAACTAGGTCGTGCAGGAGTGCCGATGATAGTCACAAATCACACATATGATGTGATTGGTTCTATGTTTCCTCAGAAAGAAATGGGTGGGGGTAGTGGTCTCAAGTATGCCGCTAGTTCAATCATCTATCTTTCTAAGAGAAAAGAGAAAGAAGGAACTGAAGTTGTGGGTAACATCATTCACTGTAAAAATGCCAAGTCAAGACTTACTGTAGAGAACAGAATGGTCGATGTCAGATTGACATATGATAAAGGTCTAGATAGATATTATGGTCTATTAGATATGGCACTTGCAAGTGGTGTATTCCAGAAGTCAAGCACAAGGGTGTTGTTACCCAATGGCAAAACCGAGTTCGGTAAAACCATTAACAACAATCCCGAAAAGTATTTCACTACAGATGTAATGGAAAGACTAGAAAAAGTCGCAAACAATTATTTTAAGTATGGTAGCAATGAGAATAGAACAGACAATCCTGAAGAACCTGATTCAGAATGAACAGTATACAAGAAAAGTAATACCTTTTCTAAAACCTGAATATTTTGCAGACTCATCTGAGCAGTTGGTATACACCGAGATAAAATCTTATTTCGAAAAGTATATCAAGAGCCCAACCCTTGAAGCACTTCTCATAAATCTAGACAATAATACATCTAATTCAGAAGGTATTATTGATGGTTGCAAAGAGATGTTGGGCTCAATGCCAGTTGAAGACACGCCATTCGATTGGCTTGTCGATGAGACAGAGAAGTGGTGCAAAGATAGAGCAATCTATATTGCAGTCATGGACTCTATTGAAGTCATCGACCAAAAGTCTCAGAGGTCTACTGGTGAAATACCAGAACTATTAAAAGATGCATTATCAGTTTCATTTGACCAACACATTGGTCATGATGTATTAGAAGATGCAGAAGAACGGTGGGAGTTCTACAATACAGAAGAAGAGAAACTTCCGTTTGACTTAGAATACTTCAACAAGATTACTAAAGGGGGCTTACCGAATAAGACCTTGAATATCTGCCTTGCAGGAACAGGCGTAGGTAAGTCCCTTTTCATGTGTCACATGGCCGCAAGTGCTTTGATGATGAACAAGAGTGTTCTTTATATTACACTTGAGATGTCAGAAGAAAGAATTGCAGAGAGAATTGATGCAAACATCATGAATGTTCCTATGCAAGATTTACCAGAGATGTCTAAGAAAGAGTATGGCAAGAAGATTGGCAGACTCAAATCAAAGACTCAAGGTAGACTTATTGTAAAAGAATATCCTACTGCATCTGCTCACGCAGGTCACTTCAGACATCTATTACAAGAACTTGAAATCAAGAAAGACTTTAGACCAGATATCATATTCATTGACTATCTAAACATATGTGCATCTCAGAGAATTAAACCAGGTGCTGGTGCAAACTCTTATACATTAGTTAAGAGTATTGCAGAAGAACTTAGAGGTGTTGCAGTTGAATATGATGTGCCTATCATGAGTGCGACTCAGACCACAAGAAGTGGTTTTGGTTCTACCGATGTTGGCTTAGAAGATACTTCAGAATCATTTGGGTTACCTGCAACTGCCGACTTAATGTTTGCATTGATTACATCTGAAGAACTAGAAGAGTTAGACCAACTCGTAGTGAAACAGTTGAAGAATAGATACAATGACCCAACAATCTTTAAGAGATTTGTTATTGGTGTCGATAGGTCAAGAATGAAACTCTATGATGTCGAACAAGAGGCACAAGAAGAACTTGTAGATGGTGAAATGTTAATTGATGACAGTATACCTGTTGCCGACAGAGCAAGACCTTCTACCAAATTCAACGATTTTAGAATATAATGGAACCATTCGTACAAAAACAATTCGATGATTATCAGGCCAATAGGGTTGAAAAAGATATCATTGACAAAGAAGAACTTAGAGAGCTACTGATAAAAGACCTATCATTTGTCTCTAAAATGGGTGTAGCAGAATACACCTTATATCAGAAGTATCAAGAGATACATATGAAATATCCGACACAAACAGTTTCGACATTGTTTGGTGAAGAGACTAACTTTGTTAATGAAGACCATCTTAAGTTAATCAATGAGACTAAGAACAACATATGGTTTCCAAATTCGTATGAAGACTTTGAGAAACTAGAGCCAGAGTTAATCTACACCGATAGTAACAAAGATAAACAATCTGCTGGTTCTCTTACAGAGAAATGGAATTGTCTTAGAACAATGACACACAGCCAGAAGAACTCATCTAACATTGGTAGAAATCTACATTACATAGTCAAAGACAAACCAACAGGGAAGTATCTTGGTGTTATCTGTATTACAGGTGACTTCATTGACTTGACCCCTAGAGATAACTACATTGGTTGGGAAAGAATCTACAAGACAAATAGTGGTAAACTAAACAACACCGCCATAGGTTCAAGTATTCTACCAACACAACCA